AGAGAAAAAAGAATTGTAAAAAGAACTAACTTTGATGGATCAGTACGTTATATCGGTCAAACTAAAAACTTTTGGGGTAAGTGGGAAGACGGTGATGGTGGCGAGTCTAGAAATAGTATACATGGCACGTATGAAGATGCTTTGGAATGGTATAACACAAGAGGTACAAACTTTTCAAAAGATGAAGTGGTTTTAAGCGATAATTAAAATCATAGTCAGGTGGCGTTATGGTAGCTAGTGAGTGGTAATTGGATGAAAGCGAAACCAATCATTCATACAGGTTCGAATCCTGTCCTGACTACTAAACAAATTAGCTTAAACAAAAAAACATGATACAAGGCAATGAAGCATGGTGGTATGAGTCCCACTAAACAACATAGTCAGGTGGCGGAATGTTTGCTCTGGAAGCTTAAGCCGACGGAGTTGATTTGGTTAGACGCTACAAGTAAGTCCAACGACGACCAAAGGCATGATGACCTGAGGAGTTACTGGTTGGTGTTATAGGTTCGAGTCCTGTCCTGACTGCAAAAAGAAAAAAATCTTAACAAAGATTTGGTTTTTTAAGATAACGTTCTTATATTTATGAAAGATGAATAAGAAATTGTTTAAAATGGCAAAAGCATCTGATAGAGAGCTTAGAATCGAAGCCGGCTTCTTTGATGGTCGATTCGCTCCTAAGCAGTACGCAGATCGCAAAAAGAAAGCTAAGAAGTTAGCATGCCGCAAGTGGAAACTTGATAAACAAGAGTATTAAAAATTTCTTAAAAAAGTTACAAAAAGATTTGGTAAATCAAAAAGTTGTACTTATATTTATGAAATAATTGAGAGAGATAAGTTCTTTGAAATATTATTATCCATTCAGTAGTTGATTATGAGACCTTCGGGTTGATTATGAGACATTTAATCTGATAAATGATAGTCGGCCGCCTATGGTCGTTAAATAAACTGGGAAACCAGGATAATGTGAATCGTATTGGTTAATATGGTTTGCGGCTTCGAACGGAGCTCGAGTAGGCAAGTAGGATATCATTGATCCTTTGTACCTGAGGGTGACACTGTAAGGGAAGTGGATTGGTGACTAGGTGATGCAGGTCATCTGGTTGAGCTCGGAAGAGCAATAAGAATAACCTATAGGAACTTCCACGTGAGAAATATGCTTATCCAAGTATATGATTACGGGTTCCAATACAAGAGAGATCTTAAAGCCGAAAGGCATGTAAGAGTACAGGTGGTGCTGTTACTTACCTTGACCTTAGCCTACCAAGGCATGTGTCATGAAGAATTCTTAAAGTATGGAGGTGGGGACACTTCAGAGAGTAGTTGAGTATTGACTCGTTCAAAAGATGGGTTAGCTTAAAGGTAAGCCACTACTTTCAGCATCTGCGACCAAACCTTTTGCATGATTAGCAAAACTAATAATGAAAAGCAAAAGCGCTTACCAGTCACGGACGAAAGATGCCTACACAGTAATGGGTTGTCCATTGCCACCAAAGGCCGCAAGTCTAAGGTGATATCTTTGAAAGGTCTATAGCTCCGCAAGAGTTAATTAGCCCGGCAGGGTTGAATAGAATAAGTAGAGGGTGAGTAGTCCAAAAAAGTGACTCAAAGAGTGGTGTACTTAAATCACCGGCATTGTTAGGATACCAACCAAAAGTTGGTGGACAAGAAGGGAAAACATAATCCGACAAAAGACCTAACATTGAAGCTGTAGTCTCAGGCTGAATTTAAAATTGTGGGGTGGTAGCAGTTGGTAGCTCGTCAGTCTCATAAGCTGAAGGTCAGTGGTTCGAGTCCACTCCCCGCAACCAAATTAATAGTTATGGAAAACAAGACACGATATTCAGTAGTATATAAAAATGCTGAAACGACAAGTACTTGGACATATGATTTAAGTAAGTTCCGTAATGGTCCGGTATCAGTTGAAATTGAATACCATGATGGCCTAGTAGAACGCAAACTTAAAAAGGCAAAGACTGAAAAGCCGGCTAAGGTAGTTAAACCAAAGCCAACTAAAAAAGCTAAAGCAGTTAAGAAAGCCAAGCCAGTAAAAAAGAAAATTACCAAAACAGTTAAGAAAGATAAAGTGAATACGAATCTTGGTCGGTTCGTCTAGGGGTTAGGACACCAGATTTTCATTCTGGTAACACGGGTTCGATTCCCGTACCGACTACAAATGCTCAAGTGGCGGAAGCGAGGTTACCATGGTAAACCCGATAGTAGACGCTAAGGTAACGAGTTCGAAAGAACATGTTGGTGCAAGTCCAATCTTGAGTACTAAAGAGGATCAACTCAGTGCAGGAGCCTCAGGGGTCTGCAGCCCCGCTGCACTCATTTAGCGCTTTTAGCTCATTCGGTTAGAGCAACTGACTCATAATCAGTAGGTGCCTGGTTCGATCCCAGGAAGGCGCACTAACGGTAGACGTTCTTTGACATAAAACTTATAGGAGATAATAATATGGAAACAATGTATTTTGTTTTAGGTATGCTCTCGATTATTGGAGCTATTGCAATAGCGCTAATCGTTTGGGGTGTGCTTAAGATTACCAAATTGCTAAAAACAATCAGACAACAAGAAGAATGGATCATGAATAATGATCGCAACGTATGGGACGGTACACAACGTTTACGAGAAGATTTAGAACGTAGACAAGACAATATAGAACGACATGTTTATCAAAATGTAACGGAACTGCAACGTGAAATGGATATGAAGATCAATGATCAAATCACAGATGCGGTTACGGAAAGTCATTCTTATACTGACAAGCGTATTGATAAATTAATCGATGTTTATTTCAATGAAATGAAGCAAACTGAAAAGAAAAATAAATAAATAAAACACGTTAAAGAACGTCTACCTTAAAATTAAATAAGTTATGAGAACAATTATATTAATTGCATTATCATGCATTTTATTAAGTGCTGTAACAGTTCAGCCAATTGAAAAGCCGGATCCGGCAACACGTATGTACAGAGCCATCATGCTTTATTCTGGAATGTATCAAATTCCTAGACATGTGGCATTCAATATTGCACATTTAGAAACAACATATCGTGGCCCACAAGATTCAACTTATAATCCTTCCAGAGTATCTAAGGCAGGTGCCATGGGTCCTATGCAAATTAGATACAAGTATGCTTCATATTTTGCAGAACGTAAGGTTACTAAAAATGAATTACGAGATAGCATTGAGTTCAATGTTAATTTAAGTATGAAGATATTAGCCCAGAACTTTAAACGATATAAGAGTTGGGCAAAAGCAGCCGGAGCATATAATACCGGAAGGCCCGTAATTAACAGATATGCCAAAGAGGCTGTTAAAAAAGATTACCAAAGAAATTGGATTACTGAAAAAGATTCATTATAATTAAGCATATGAAATACAAGATTAAAAGATTTTTTAGAAAGTGCCATAACGTGATACGTTGGATGCCTACCATTTGGAGAGACGAAGATTGGGACAATAGTTTTATCAATGAGATCTTCATTAAGAAACTAGAACATACACGAGACTTCTTCTTGTCAGACAGAACTAATATTGCTGAAGCAAAAAGAGTAGCCAATGAAATTCAAACAGCTATTGATTTGTTGCATATGACCAGAGACTCTTGGGAGTTCTATGAATGTCCGGTAATGCAGGAACTAGATGCTAAATGGGGTAAAGGAGTATTGAGAATGGTACCGATACCTGGAACAGACTCATCTGAAATGCATATTGACTATGACGGTGTTAAAACTAAAGAACATAAAGACCAATATGCCAGAGAGTTTGCAGAGCTTTCCAATAAGGCTCGTAAAGATTACACAAAGGATAAGCGCGCGGCATATAAGTATTTAGCAGATCATATTGATGGATGGTGGGACTAATATGGAATTGATTACAACATACATTTGCAAGAAAGGTGATATAGGAGTACATGACAATATGTTTGGCGGTACTATCCTTTCAATCATTGATGATGCCGCAGCCGCATATGTATCTCAGATCTGTGACACCCAACGTGTAGTGACACTTAAGATCAATGAATTGCTTTTCAAACAGTCAGTTAAGGTTGGTAACATATTAAAAGTGTACGGCAAGATACATAAGTTTGGAACTACTTCAGTTGATTGTTGGATTGAAGTTCGTAAGCATAATGTGTACACCGGAGAACAAAGAGTTGTTACAGAAACCATGATTAAGTTTGTACGTATAGATGATGACGGTAAACCATTACCAATTCATAATTATGTTAAAGAGCGTTATATGGAACGCATTGAAAAATATGGACGTGGATTAATACAACAAAACGATGGGCCAATTGGTAAAAAAGAAAATAAGACTTCCAAATGAATCAATGTATGATGAGATATACATTGACATGGATGAATTTAGACCAGCTAATGAATATCATGATGAAATATTTGGTTGGTATCGAGCAAATTATATAGCAATTAAAAAAGAAAAACAATGACAGAACAAGATCAACGATTAACAATAGCTGTGGTAACAGGTATTATTTTAGGAGTAGCATTATCAGTAATCTTAACTGGATGTGTATCCAAACATCCTAAGTGTGCCGCATATGATAAAATTGAAACAGTAAAGTAATGAAACGACTAATGGTTATAATTCTGTGTTTGATGACGTTATTTAGTCAGGCACAAACAAGACAACAACGTAACGCTGCATTTGACAGAATGAATTCTGCAATGCGTAGGAACTATGTAAGCGATGCTGCTGTTATGCGAAAGGCCGGAATAGCTGCTGTTATAGCAGGTACAGCAATTATTATTGCTCATCAATTTGAAGGTAATGAAGCATGGAAGTATGCTAAACAAGGTCAATCTGGATGGTTTTATAAGCCTTACATGAAACAAGGAACTCGACCATTAATGATTCCAATCGGCATAACATTTATAATTGGCGGAACAGCAACAATATTGCGTAATGTGGAATAACTTTAAAGCCTGGTGGTGCCAATTTGTTAAACGTCATATCATAGATAGATGTCCAGATGATATAGATTTGTAACTCATTGATAATCAATAACTTACATTTTATAATAGGTGTCGAAGGTCCGGTAACTCATTGATAATCAGTGGTTTACCGGTCCAAACGTAACATTTCTTACTTTTTTCTAGGACTACAAGGATTTTGTACTTATCTTTATGATCTAATTAAAAAATATGGAAAAGTTAAACATTAACAATGGAGCCGAACAGCTTTGGTTTGAACCTAATTTTGATACTCGAGCTATCGATGTTTATTATTATCAACCTTATCATGAAACTCGTACCAAATTGATTTCATTCCGTGGTAATGAAAGGATGCCAGGCGGTGTTTGGGAAGGAGAGAATCATGTTAATAAGAATCAGTTCTTTCGTTTCATGAGACACTATCCTAAAGGTATTATTCATAAACTGAATAAGTGTAAGGACCAGTTATGGAATGGCGATGCTAGTGAACAAAGCTTTGAAAAGCAATGGAAATGCTTTAAACGTCGTGTTAATATTAAAATTCATAAACTAACAAAATAAGCCCTATGATTGATTTACAGAAAGATTATCATACTCTTAAAGAGTTGAGAGCCCAATTACAAGAAGCCGTTGACCAATTACAAGAAGAAGGAGATTCCTTGACAGTGGATTTGGAATTGGGTATTGGTGATACACAAGAAAAGGCATCTCGTTTATTAGAGCTTTCTCTTTTATTATTGCAAGCCAAAATAGCAATTCCCATGATGGATGACGCTATTGAGAAACAGAAACAACAACTAGTAGCAAGTTTAAACTAATGAAAGCCATAGTAACAAAAATATTAGGACAGAACTGGTTGGTGGATGCCAACGGTTGGCAAAAGGTTGCTGATGATTATGTGTTATCAGAACAACCAAAGCCAGAAGCTGTAGTAACGGTACCAAAGGTATTATCCGTACAAGTTAAAGCCAGTAAGCCAGGATCATATTATACAGTGACAAGGAGCCATGGCCATTATTCCTGCACCTGCAAGGGATATGAGTTTAGAAGTAAATGTAGGCATATTGAAGAAACCAAATTGAATTATGACTAATAACTTTGACCAAATAAGAGACTTGCTTAAATTTGAATCTGATTACTTTTACTTTATTCAGATTATCCAACGCAAGAAAGAGAACTCAGAGCTAGGATCCAATAATCGTATTATACGGTCATATAACATTTCCAGTCTGGAAAAGTTTGATAAGAACAAAGATGAGATTATCAAGTTGTGTGAAACGTTTAATGCCAGAGCTTATATTCATTTGAATAGAAGGAAATGGCGTAAGATTGCTTTGGAATGTTTGCGTCACAATGCTGAGTTGATTGCCAATGAGCAGTATGAAGGTATCAAGTCAAGCTTTGAAACTATTATCGGTCGTAATAACAGCGAACCGTATAATACCAAGACTTGGATTGTCGATATTGACACTAAGGATGAGATTATCATTCATAGGATTGCTCATATCATTGATGCTATCATGAAACCAGACGGTCCGAAGATTATTACTTGTATTCCAACTAGTAACGGATATCATTTGATTACCAAGAAGTTTGATACCGATGCATTTAATAAGTATCTATCCTTACAAGGCGATATTCCAGAAATACATAAAGATAACCCAACAATACTATACGCAATATGAAAACGTTAATACTATTAAGAGGGCTACCTGGATCAGGTAAGTCGACATTAGCAAATGTAATTGTAGATAACAATGCAGTTTGTGAAGCGGATAAATACTTTATCGATGCTGAGACAGGCGAATATAAATTCAATCCAGCAGATCTTAAAATTGCACATCAATGGTGCAAAGACGAAGTTGAAGCTAGAATGAAACAGAATCAAGACACCAATGGGCTCGACTATTCTGAAATAGTAGTATCCAACACCTTTACCCAGGAATGGGAAATGTATGCTTACTATGGATTAGCTGAGAAGTATGGATATCGAGTACATTCCGTCATTGTAGAGAATAGACACGATGGAATAAATGTGCATGGGTGTCCGGCCGAAAAAGTAAAAGAAATGAAAAACAGATTTGAAATAGAACTATGATGGAAAATAATAACTCAGTGTGCTATATAGCACGTATAAATGAAATTAAACCAATCCCAGGAGCAGATAATATCGAACAAGCTGTTATCGGTGGATGGAATTGTATTATACAAAAAGGACATTACCGAGTAGATGACCTAGTGGTAGTAGCAACAACAGATGCAGTCATACCACAAGAGTTGTCGGATGCAATGAATGTGACTAACTACCTACGTAAAGGTCAACGGGTGCGTACTGTTAAATTAAGAGGAGTATATTCCGAGTGCTTAATTATACCTTTAAAGTATGCCCGTGAAGCTACTAGACACGCTAACACAAAATGGGATGAAGGTGAGGATATGATGGATGTGTTAAAGATCTTTAAGTACGAACCACCTGCCGTACAAGTGCAATTGTCTTCAGGTCGTAAGATTAGATATCATCAGAATCCTAACTTTCATGTGTATTACAAATTCCCTAACTTGAAGAATGTAGCTGGTATGTTTACTGAGAATGATCTAGTTGAGATTACTAGAAAGATTCATGGTACAAATGCTCGCTATGGTATTGTTAAGAAACGTAGGTTAACGATCTGGGATAAGGTTAAAAGGTTCTTCGGTAATGAATGGATTGAGTATGAATATGTGTATGGATCCCATAACGTAGAGAAAGGGTCTGACTCACAAGGGTTCTATGATACAGATGTGTGGGCAACCGTTGCTGAGAAACTTGATATCAAAAATAAGCTTTGGGCATTAGCAAAGGAGTATAGTATTGAAGAGATTGGTGAAGGTATTATCATTTATGGAGAAATCTTTGGAGCTGGTATACAGAAGAATTATGACTACGGTTTGGTTGATATGGACTTTAATGGCTTTGATGTTAAAGTCAATGGTGAGTATCAAACAACTTATGATGCTTGGAAGATTATTGACTCTTGGTTAGGATTAACTTTCGTTCCAATTTTATACTATGGAGATTGGTCTCAGGAGATCCAAGACAAATATACATTCAACAACTACATTGAAGGAACCAAAGTACCACACGAAGGTATTGTGATCAAGTACTTTACTGGAGAGCGTAATAAGGTAGCTAAGGTGATCAACCCAGACTACCTAATCTACGGAGAGAAACATGATGTAGGAGATTCGCATTAAAAAGATTTGGATTTAAAAGTTTTTGTTATTATATTTAAGCATTATGAAAATAGAATTGAAACAAGGGCAAAGATTATGGTTTACAAGTGACACTCACTACAACCATGCTAACATATGCAGAGCGACTACCAATTGGACTGGAGCCGATAATTTAACCCGCGACTTCAGTTCATTGGATAGAATGAATGATGAGTTAGTGTATTGGATAAACGGCTATGTTGGACAAAATGATATTTTGATTCACTTAGGCGATTGGTCATTTGGTGGGTTCGAGAGTATTAAAGCTTTCAGGGATCGTATTGTATGCCAGAATGTACATTTGGTTTTAGGTAACCACGATCACCATATCCAACGAAACAAAGACAATGTGCAAAGCTTATTCAGTTCAGTACATGAATACTTGTACTTGGAAGTTAAACGTCCTGGTAGGTCTAAGAAAGAGGCCATGGATCGATTCACTTTTGTTTGTATGCATTATCCAATTGCTAGTTGGAATAACATGAACAATGGAGTTATTCACTTGCATGGACACGTTCACTTACCTATTCACCTTAGGGTAGCCGATGGTAAAGCAATGGATGTAGGAGTGGATGGAAATTGTATGGCACCTATTAGTATGGAAGACGTATTAAAAATAATGGACAAACAACCAATTGCTAAATTAACATTACCAAAAGATCATCACGAAAAACGATTAATATGAAAACAATATTTTTAGGCGACACCCATGGTCGCGCATTATGGAAAGACATTATCACCAAGGAGAATCCGGATCGTGTCGTGTTTATAGGAGACTACTTTGATAGTTTTGATCTCGGCGCAACTGAGCAAATGCATAACTTCAAAGAGATAATTGAGTTCAAAGAACAAGCCAAGGATATAGAAGTTATCTTACTCGTTGGTAATCATGACTTCCATTATTATCCAGGCGGCGAAACATATTCCGGTTACCAATATGGTGCAGCTGCTGCTATTAGACAGTTACTGGAAGAGAACAAGCATCATATGCAAATGTGTTATCAATTGGATAACATCTTATGTACGCATGCTGGTATTGGACATAACTGGTTAGTTACACAGCAAGGATATACCGATGAACCAATTGCTGACTTTGTGAATCAGATTTGGCAACATAGACCAAATGCATTTATATTCACAGGTTGGGATCCGTACGGTGATAGTAAAACACAAACACCAATTTGGATCCGACCTGGCAGTTTAATGTCCGGTAACAAGGAAACATTCCTTAAAAAGGATTACATCCAGATTGTCGGTCATACTCAAGTCAAGTATATTGATATGGGTAAAGCAACTGGAGGTAGGTATTACTTTATTGATGCCATTCCAGAACACCAATATCTAGTCTATGAGAACCAGGAGTTCAGTTTGGGTGAATTATAAACTAATACCGCCCAAATCTAATGGTTTTATAGTATAACTGGGGTTAAGATACCCTAAAATAGGGAAGTTCTTTAAACGTTCTCTAATAGAGTCTGTAACTCATTGATAATCAATAACTTATAACTTATTGGTAATCAATGGGTTACCTACGTTAACGGTACGAGCTTGTAACTCATTGATACTTAAGGCGTTACCGGTGCTCAAGTAACATTTTCAACTTTTCTCTAGGTTTTCTAGGATTCTGTCCTTAATTTTATGAAATAATTAAAAATAATAAGTCCTATGAGTAAAACAAAAGTGTTAGGTATGGAGTATGGTATTGAGATTACCCGTCCATGGAGTCCAGAAATGTATGAGCATAATGACAAGGTTATGGCCACGATGAAAGAAGCTATTTTTGTAGTATTGAGTCGAGCATATACCGATGACAATGAAGAGGATTTGAGACAGATTGCCAAGTTCATTTGTGGGTATGGTTTTGCTGGTAGCGTTGATATGGATGCTATACATGAAGATGCTTGTAGACAGCTTGATATGACTGCCGGCCATTGGATGAATAGTGATTTGTGGCCGGATATGGTTATGGAAGGTTTTGTAAAGGATTTGGATGTTAAATTGGTAGGGTACAGTAAGTAATAATTAAAAAATAAAAATATGACAGCAGAACAAGTATTAGATCAGATGATCGCAGACCTTAAGCTTAAAGAAAAGATCTCAGACTATGAAGGTGGAATACTTCATACACTTGAACCCGAATGGGCTTCTGAAAATCTCCACTTTGATAAATGGACAAAAACATATCTCAACCTAGCTGTCTATAGTGAAGTTGAGCACCATGAACAACAGCTTAAAAAAGAGCAAGGACAATTACCATGGTACATGATGTATTTTTAAAATATAAGAGTATGTATAAATTTCAAATAGGTGATTGGGCGGTACTTGACCGCGAAAGAGTTAGAATACAAAACACATATACCGCTCGTAACGGAACTCCAATGTATACCGTAGGTAGTTCAAAGGACGGAGAACTAGACATTGAAGCCGAGGACATTGATAACTTTAACTTATCTTATTGACTAATGAATTGTGCAAAATGTAATACAATAATTCCAGCTGGTAGAGTTCAGCTAGGATTTAAAGTTTGTGTTGATTGCTCGACCGCTCAGCCATATGGTTGCATTGACGTAGTGTATCATAAGACTGGTAATACTGTTGAAGTCACTACTCAAGAACATGCTCAGGCGGTACGAAACAGCTCAAAGCGAATGGGGTTTGGTATTATGCGTGGTATGCGTCCAGGTAAGACTACTAATAAAAAAATAGTAGTTGAAGGAGCAAGACCTGTAAGAATGTTACCGAAGCCAGCCACTGGTAATTTTGATTCCGTAGGCACTGAAATGATGTTAATGATTGATTCCGCTAATTACATAGGAGCTGTTGATTACATTAACACTCAATATAAAGAGTATCAAATCACTCTTGATCAACGTAATCAATTCATGGCTATTATCGACACCCTAAAGCCAAAGGAAAAATTGCGAAAGATTAATCTATCTGCATACTCAAAGTCAGAGGCATTAGATCCGGGGTTAACAGAAATAGACTATGCCTTTCGCAATTGGAAAAAATAATTTAAACAACTAAATAAATTGAACATGACAGACCGAGTTAAAGAAGCAATATTTTGCTATGAACAATCCACTCCGGAAAAGTATGAGGAGGACATGCATAAGGCCAATCGATATGAGTCTTGCATTTATGAATTGTTTAGACAGATGACCGATGCTGAACTAAATGCTTATAGAGAGCAATTGGTGAAGTTAGGTTATGTGGATGCATCTGAGTACAGCCGAAGTGAAAATGGTTTAGTTACAGAAAAAACATTTAAAAAGTAAAACATGAAATTACCAACATTATATAAAAGAGCCAGTACTGGTAAAATTACCGAATGGACAATTGAGATTGAAGACAACCAATATCGTTCAACGGCAGGTTATACCGATGGTGTTAAGACCACTACGGAATGGACCTTATGCCAAGGTAAGAACATTGGACGCAGTAATGAAACCACTCCGGCCGAGCAAGCCTTGTCAGAAGCCAAAGCCATATGGACCAAGCGTGTTGAACAAGGATCATTTGAAGATATCAAGCAAGTGGACCAAGCCGTATACTTTAAACCAATGCTAGCTCATAGTTACACCGACTATCCTGACTTAACATTTCCAGTTTATAGTCAACCCAAGCTGGATGGTATACGTTGCATAATGAAGGCAGATGGTATGTGGACAAGGAACGGTAAACCAATTATATCAGTACCACATATCTATGACGCCTTGAAGCCTTTGTTCGAGCAGGATCCGACATTGATATTTGATGGTGAGTTGTATGCCGATAAGTTTGCAAATGACTTCAATGCTATTGTATCACTTGTAAAGAAAACTAAACCAACAGCTCAGGATCTTATTGATAGTGCTGGTGCCATTGAGTATCATATTTACGACTTACCATCACACGGTGGTGTATTTAGTGAACGATGTGCTGCTATAACCGGTATGTCACTTCCTAAGTGTTGCAAGAGAGTTAGTACACACATTGTCAATAGTGAGAAGGATGTGATTAATGAGTATGAGATGTATGTAGCTCAAGGGTATGAAGGATTAATGGTTCGGTTGGATAAGAAGTATGAAAACAAACGTTCACGTTCCTTGCTCAAATACAAATCATTTATTGATGAAGAATATACCATCCTGGATATTGTTGAAGGGTTAGGTAACAAGACTGGAATGGCAGGGGCATTTCTATTTGAGACTAAGGATGGAAAACGATTTAGTGCTGCACCTAAGTTCAATTGGGATGAATGCATTGCCATGTGGCAGCAACGCAATGAGTTGATAGGTAAATCAGCAACTGTAAAGTATTTCAATTTAACACCAGACGGTGTTCCAAGATTTCCATATTTAATTAAAATAGACAGAGAAAGTTATGAGTAATATTAAATTTCACACCAACCGACAAGTAGCCTTACAGATGGCTATCGAAGCAAGAAAAATGGAATACCCGGGATCGATCCTTGAAGTAGCGGATGAGCTCTATGAATGGCTACAAAATGCTCCTATGAAAGATGAAGATAAGGATGATAGATATTGGTTAAACGGATCAACTAAAACAAAAACAAAGGATAAATAGTGAAAAACTTATCAAAAGAAGAACTACTAAGCAGACTTGAAGCAATCAATAGAAGTAACGCTATTATATACTTTGATCTGAATGGAGTTATATTAGGTGTTAATGATATTTTTCTAGAAGCGATGGGCTATGGTAAAGGTAATCATGCTGATATCATTGGCAGAAAACATAGCATTTTTGTATGCGAAGATTATGCAAGATCGCTTGAATATGAAAAATTTTGGGATATATTAAGGAGTGGTAAATATTATCAAGGTGAGTTTGAGAGAAGAAAAAAGGATGGAAGTCTTATCAATCTCCAAGCAACTTATAATCCTATTTTTGACGAGGATAATAAGATTACCAAGATAATGAAGATTGCTACCGACATCAGTGAAATAGTTAGTAGTAAGAAGCAAATAGATGCAATTAACAGAAGTACCGCTCTTATTAGTTTTAATACTGAAGGTTTCATAACAGATGTTAATTCTATCTTTTTAGAAACCATGGGATATAAATCCAATGAAAAAGATAAAGTCGTTGGAAAACATCATAGCATTTTTGTTAGTTACGAGTATTCTAAAACTGATGAGTATGCAAAGTTTTGGGAAACATTAAGAAAGGGTAAGTATTTTGATGGAGTATTTGAAAGAAGAAAGGTAGATGGGTCTATTGTATATCTACAAGCATCTTACAATCCGGTGTTTGATAGCGAAGGAAATATTACCGATGTAGTTAAGATTGCAACTGATGTTACTGATGCGATAAACGATAAGAAGAAAATAGATGACCTTTCAAATAATTTGCAAATAGAGTTAGCTAATTCAGAAAAACTTAAAAATGCAATAGAGATAGAAAAGGATGCAGCTTTGAATGACTTGGATGTCATGATGAAAAAAAGTCAAAGTGAACTGATTAAAATTATTGTTAAAGTTGCTTTGGCTGTTATAGTTGGGGTTGGAATTGTAACGACAGGCTTGTACTGGATGGCTATCATAACCAATCAAGACACCCAGATTATTGGCTCTACTTGGAGTAACATGTTTAGTGTCTTATTAACAAATGCATTTTCAATAGTTGGTACAATTATGGGTATTAAGTATGCAACACAAGAAAAAAAATAATACAATGGAAAAAATAAATGATAAGGCAGTAGGTTGTATATCTGGAACGGCAATTATATTTGGTTTCACGATGATAATTTTATATATTATAGGAATAGCTTGTAAATTTTTATGTTAATGGAAGATAGAATACAAATAAATGGAGTTTGGTATAAACGAGAAGAAGAGTCTCAAAGCGATGCAACAGTGCTTGTACCTTTAAACCGTGAGGATGTAACGGCATGTAAGACACTTACACATGAAACGAAAGACTTTTGCTTTACTGCAATTAAATTAGAAAAGGACGGGCCATTTGAAGAAGGAGAGTTTTATGACGATATTGATATAGAATTCACAGATAAAAGAGTTAAGCCATGGAAGGAAGAGCTCTGGGACAACATGAATTGGATCCGTGGAGTGTTACAAGATAATCCGGAATCAATAAAACATTTATATACAGAAAATAATATGACTGAATCTGATGTATCGAAACTTAGATCGTTTCTATTATTTTTAAGTATGCGAGGATGGTTATGAGAATGACAAGAACATACATAAGAGTAACATACGTAGCAATGTCTCCATATGGAAAGCCAATAGTAACTGCTCACACACAGAAGGATCTCAAAGTAGGATTGGATGAGTACTACGGCATAGGTAAAGACTCAAAAGCAAAGTACCTTGACTGGACTCCATATGTCAGTAAGTACCCAGATGACTTCGAAGGATCTTATCGATATGAAGTTGATGACTTTAATGGAGGTTTGGAGTTAGAAACAGTTAACGTATACTGTATAGATTTTTACCCAGAAACGAGATATGAAGTAGAACAACAGGATTAAATTATGGCAACATTAGAAACACAGTACAAAAACTTTCTTAAAAGTAACCCAACATCAACTTTTACATTTGAGGAATGGAAAAAGAAATGGGCTGATGATATTAGACCTATAATTGAGGAATTAAACAATCCACCTATTGAATGGAAATTGTATGAAGAATATACTAAACATTTTGTTGGATATGAAGATATACCTGATTATGAGTGGTTTAAACATGAATTAAAAAACAATGAAACATTTAGAAAACGTTATGGGAAAGATAATACTAGAATTTGATAGCATTGAAGAAAAAGCAGATGCTATAGAAGCATTGAATGGATGGAAGTACAAAGCACTCCTTTGGCAGCTTGATCAAAAACTTCGGAGTGTGCATAAATACGGAGGCTCTCTTGATAGTAATGGAGAAGCGACTGAGGAAGAAAGAGATGTATGTTATAGGGTAAGAGATGTTATTAGAGAAATGTTACGAGAGAGTAATTTAGATATAGAATCATGAACAGCTTAGATAAACAATACATAAACCTACTTCAAGACATTCTTGATAATGGAGTAGTGAAGAAAGACAGAACAGGTACCGGAACTATATCAGTATTTGGTAGACAAATCCGTCATAAAATGAGTGAGGGCTTCCCATTACTCACAACCAAGAAGATGGCTTGGAAACAGATTGTAACTGAATTGTTATGGTTTCTAAGAGGTGATACCAACATCAAATACCTTGTTGATAACAATTGTCATATTTGGGATGGTGATGCGTATAAGAGGTATTTGGTTACTGCGGGAGTGACAACCCAAGTTGAGACATTAACACAAGAAGAATTCATCAACAAAATCAAAACCGATGATGAGTTTGCTAATACGTGGGGTGAGTTAGGTCCTGTGTATGGAAGGCAGTGGAGAAATTGGGATGCTATATTTGATGCTGGAGTAGACCAAATTGCAGATCTAATCCAAGACCTTAAAACAAATCCTGACTCAAGGAGAATGATAGTTAATGCTTGGAATGTTGGAGAAGTGAGTTTGATGGTTCTTCCACCTTGTCATTATGGATTTCAAGTTTATACAAGAGAGTTGAGCGATGATGAACAACGAGCAAGATGCCATCCTACAACACCTAAAGCATGGGACGACTTAAAAGAGTTTGCTCGACTGACAGGTAATAGTGTTGAAGAAGCAGCAAAGGCAGCAGGAATACCAACCAGAGCAATCTCTTTAATGTGGAATCAAAGGTCGGTAGATACATTCTTAGGGTTACCATTCAACATTGCAAGTTATGGATTGTTACTTGAAATCATTGCTAAGGAAGTGAATATGGTACCAGATGAATTGATTGGTAACTTAGGTGATGTGCATTTATATAACAACCATATTGAGCAAGCTAAGGAACAAATTGGAAGAGAACTCTCTCTCGAGGAAAGAATAGAACTAGCTTCCAAAGATCCAGTTTTTGATCCTGGGGATTTTGGAGTTGGTGAGCAGGTTACTGATGAACATTGTCACGAAATATGTGACTCTTATTCTGTTCCAAGAAAAACTAGAGAGCCATACAAGTTACCTATTGTTAAATTAAGTTCAGGCCATAACCTAAGAGCTGCTTTGAAAGGAAACCTAAATGAAATTGATCCTAATGATATCATGTTAATTAATTACCAATCACACCTAACAATCAAAGCACCTTTATCGAATTGATCGATATTTATTAGTATGATACGATTAAAAGATCTACTCAAAGAAGAATCCGGTAAGATACTATATCATGCTACATATAAACCATTGCTTAAGAAAATACAAACGGATGGTTTAGATACTACCAAAAGTAAAAAAGCATGGGAAGATTCTAAACCAGGATTAGTTTACTTGGCTACGGATATCGATGTAGCAGGATCGTATGCTGAAGCATCTGAAATGGTTCCGGATAGTTATATAGATAATATTGTTGTACTACATATTGATGCGACTAAATTAGATTCTAATAAACTTTCTACGGATACAAATGTGCAAGATAACGAAGGCGATACTTTAGAATATGCAGGAGTGATTCCATGGTCAGCAATTGTTAAAGTAACAAAATATAATTAATATGATACATAAATTAGTTACAATAGTAATACCTTGTAAGAATGAAGAATTATACATTGGTAAAACGTTAAAATCTATATCCGGTCAAATCGGAGTCAACAAGCTGCGAGTCATTATAGCAGATGCTAATTCAACTGATAATACTCGACAAGTAATTGCTAAATGTCAAAAACAATTATCAAATTTACAAATTGAAATAATTGATGGTGGACCTGTAGCAGTTGGAAGAAATAGAGGAGCTGAATTAGTAACTACACCTTATGTTCTATTCATAGATGCCGACACTGAATTAGTAGAAACAGATATATTATTAACAGCTGTTGATAAGTTAGATGACTATGAATTAGTGACTTGTCAAGTTAAAAGTTCAGTTGATACTTTCAAATCTAAATTGATATTTAAGTTATTCAATACTATAAGAAAATACTTTATGACTAAACCTTTTTGTACAGGAGTGTTTTTCTTAACTAGTGTTGAGTCATTTAATCAGTTGGGAGGGTTTGATGAAACAGTTACTAATAGCGAAGATTATCTATTAAGTCGACAATACTCGCTTAAAGAGTTTTGCATATTACCTAAACATGCTACCCAAGATGATAGACGTTTCAAGTATATGGGTTATGGTAAATTTTTAAAAATGATGTACATGAATTATCTCAATAGGAATAATATCGAGTACTTCCGTAAAGACATAAATTATTGGAAATGAAAAAAGTTGATGCCTTATTTATATCAGATGTTCATTTAGGATCGAAAGGCAGTAACGCTGATGACCTATTGGAAGTATTAAAACAATATGAACCAAAATATCTTTTCATTGTTGGTGATTTTATCGACGGTTGGTTACTGAAGAAACGACATTATTGGACTCAAGACTTCACAAATGTGATACGTAAAATATTATCCTATAGTAAAAATGGAACTAAAGTAGTTTATGTGACAGGTAATCATGATGACTTTTTACGTAGTTATACTCCAATGTCATTCTCAGAAAATATCCAAATAGTTAATGAATGTGTATGGAATGGTTATTACATAGTTCATGGTGATCAATTTGATGGCATTGTAAAAATGAAATGGTTAGGTGTATTAGGATCCTGGGGTTATGAAGCTGCAATTTGGATTGATAATGCTCTTAAACGGATTGGATATAAAAAATCATTAAGCAAGTTCTTAAAAAAGAATGTAAAAAACGCTATTAAGTTTATTACAGACTTTGAGAAACAAGCAGTGTACCAAGCCAAAATACGTAACTGTCATGGTGTGATAGTAGGACATATACATACACCTGTTGATATTCATATTAACAATATACATTATTTAAATTGTGGTGATTGGATTGAAAATAATAGTTACATTATATGTAAGAATGGAAAATTTACTGTAATCGCTCCTACTCATTAAATCACCTGTATATAATCAAAATGGCCAAAGACGAATACTCATCAATATACAGAAATTTATTTAATCAATCAGTTATGAAAGGAAATTATCAGATCCGTAACAAACAAACACATGAACTAATCTGCACATGTGAATCATTACATAATGCCAACCTAATTAAGAATAGCATTGAACATGTCCGGGCATCTCTAGACTTGGAAATTATTGACTGTACTATTAGCCTGTAACATATTTATTTGTAGTAACAATGATGTTCATGGGAATAGGAATGACAGAAGGTATTTGGATTGCAATAATAGGTGGTGTTATAGGACCTATCGCAGTACTTAGTATTAAAAAACTTATTGATAACATAGCTGCCAAACGACACAAGACGGGTGATATGGTTACCGAAGCTCTGCAAGTCGGAGAATTGGTAACATCTCGAATGGAAGACCTTAAAGAGGAATATGGAGCAGATCGAGTATGGATCAGCCAATTCCATAACGGAGGTCATTTTTATCCAACCGGAAAGAGTATAGCCAAGTTTAGTATATTCTATGAAACAGTTTCACCTTCGGCCTCTTCCGTACAATTAACATTGAAAAACATCCCCGTAGCATTATTTTCCAGAAGTTTCAATCAGTTACTTACCAATGAAGCAATAGTTATACCGGATTTCAAAAATGAAAACGTAGCCACTTACGGATTACGATATTTTGCAGATGAAAACAAAACAAAATCACAATACCTATTTGCAATTAAAAACTTTGAAGGCAAGTTCATTGCTGTTCTTGGTATAGACTATTGCAGTAAGAAATATACTTTATCAGAAGACCAAGTAAACGATCTTACACATACAGCAATTGCATTAGGTGGAGTATTATCTAATCACTTAAAGACTAATTAACTATGAAAGACACATTATCAACATCAGTAGGTAAGCCAGCCGACTTCGGAGTATTCAACCAATTAGCCGATTACGGAGCTCTCGGAGTTGCTGTACTAGCGTTGGGAGCATTGGCTTGGGTATTTATTAAACGTAATTTGGACGAACAAGATCGTTTACGTCGCAAATTGGATGAAAAGGATAAGTAATGTTATTACTGCATACCATATTTCTTCAGGCACAAAGCTTTGGCGTATTTGAAACTTTAACACAATACGGAGCTCTAGGAGTTATTGTATTGGGTTTAGGTGCTGTACTATGGTACATGCTCAAGCGTCAGTTGGCATCTGAAGATGAATTGAAAAAGAAAGTAGATGATCTACAGAAAGAAGTAAATGACTATGTTCGTACGGATGCAGGTAAGGTACAAAATGCATTGGAGAACAATACACAAGCTCTTAAAGATTTAAGAGAAATAATTATAATGAGTAAGGGTAGTAGAAAGTGAACAAGAAAACACTTATATTATTCGGGGTTCTAATATCAGTTATTGGATTGGTAGTGTTAAATATCGGTATGGCTGGCACTGGTCATGTTGAGGTTGTGAAAGAAAATGTTACATTAGAAGAAACAAACACAACATTAACAAAACAGAACCAACAACTAGCTACAGAGAACAAACAATTAAATGAGCAAGTCGAGGTTCTGCATGAACAGGTAGAAACCTATGAAAAAGCTGATTCTGCTCGCAACTCTCGTCCTCGCGAGTCTTGGGAACTTACTGTCCCAATCAAGTAAGACTTACCCTTACACAACTACAGATGATGACGGTACTAAGATTGTTGTAATGACAACTGCACAAGCAGATGCCATCAATCAGAAGTACAAGGATATGGAACGGGAACTAAATGATCTCAAAGCCACGATCCGTTACCAAAGAGATACTATAACCAAACAACAAGTAGTGATCCAAACACAATATGATACTATTGTTAAAAAGGATGTTATCATTAGAACCCAGACTGACACCATTACCAAATATACAGAACGCATAGTGTATGTAGAAGTGAACAAGGATAGTATCAACTATGAGTATACATCTCTACAAGATAGTTTATGGAAATGGGCATTGGGCCCTACATTGATCTATACACAATGGCCCGATACTAATGTAGTGTACTTAATGGACCTATCTGAGTATTATATGGCTACTGATGACTTTGGAATCATTATGGTTAAAATGTCAGCAAAGGAGTATGCAAAGTACCAAGCGTTCAAGCAAACGTATGGATTACCAGAACAAGCCTATTGGCAGTTCCGTACGGATATGAACATTAAACGATTGAAGAAACCAGCTACCGATAAAAGAAAGGTATGGAAATATAAAACACAATGGAATAAACCTGTAACTCATTGATAATCAACGGGTTATACCCAATTAATTATTACAGCTGGTAGTCGACGGACGTATAACTCATTGATACTCAATTGGTTAACGGATCGAAAGTAACATTTCTAACATTTCTTTAGGTTTTCTAGTATTCTGTACTTATCTTTATGATCTAATTAAAAATAAAGGTATATGAATATCAAGCAAACAAACCGATCCGTGAGTGGCACTAGCTTCCATGGTCACGAAGTAACCGCAACTGTTATGGAATTACTTAATGTGTTAGGAGATGCCACAGAACGCAATGGTGACAAGACTCAATGGGAATGGATATTGGAGATTCCGGAAAATGATTTGTTGTTCACTGTTTATGACTGGAAGACCAGTTTTACTATTGATGCCTTTAAGGATAAGGTGGATTGGCATATTGGTGGGTTTACTGATTCAGATACTTTAACAGCCAAGATAATCTTGGAGCAAAAGTTAAAGGCACATCGTGAATATGTTCAGGCACAATTGGATGCCGAGATGCCTTCAGAATTTGATAGTGCTGGTTTTAGTATGGATGATAGGGATGAGCCTTGTTCATGTGGTGAATGTTGTTTGAATTAATTGATATCCGTTCATATATACCTATTTTATAGTTGATTAGGTATCAGAATACCCTATATAGGGGCAGTTCTTTATATGAACGGTAATAGAGTCTGTAACTCATTGATAATCAATAGGTTATAAATCATTGAAAATCAATGAGTTACAGAAGCGGGTGGGAAGGTCATATAACGTATTGTAAATCAATAAGTTACCGGACCAAAAGTAACATTTTCAACTTTTTTCTAGGATTTGGTGGATTTTGGCCTTAATTTTATGAAATATTAATAAGATAGAAATATGAATAACGAAAAAAACCCTATTATGACAGACATCGAAGAACAAAAGGCTATTATTGCCCAGGCCCAAGCTGAACTGGACAAGAAGTTGCAAGCCATTGAAAAACAGAAAGCTGACCAAGCTCGTATTGAGAAGGCCAGAAAGTTTTTAGAGCAAGATATAAAAATAGGTGAGGCCCAAGTAGCGGCCACTAGAAAATTTGCCGATGACCTAGAGGCCTCGACCAAGCAATTTGGTAAGTTTGAATTTGTGTTGACCGAATCTGAATCAGACCGTAGTGTGTATGATTATGACCATAAGGCCAACACCAAGGAGATGGTATGTGAGATCAAAGGTATGGTACCAAAGGCTCATATTTCCTATAAGAAGGATACCACTTATTGGATAAAGGTATCAGAACATGTTGTATCGAGCGGGTCTGGTCACTTTTCTTGGCATGCCAAAAGCAAAGGTTATAAAATGAGCATTGTTGGTATGGGTTGGGAAGCAGAACGTAAAATGTATACCAATGCCAAGACCGTCATCACGAAGATTGAGGACCATTACCATGCCAAGTTACAAGAGGCAGCTCGTAAGAAGGCCATTGAGGATTTGCGTAAAAATACCGATTGGAGCCATTTGTATCCAAATGCCGAAGTGACCCAAGAGACCATGTATGAAGGTGGTTGGAACCGTAATAGGTATGACAAGTTTGCCAAGCCATTCATGGGTACCAGGATTGTGTTGGCCAATGGTGTTACGGTTAGTATGAAGCCTTGGGCAGATGGTTCATGGTCAGTATGGAATGTTAAGTTCCCAACCCCAGAAGTCCCAAAAGGAACGGCCGGTGAAGTGTTAGAAGCCTTGAATAATATGGCTTTTTAAAAAAAGTTAACTTTTCTCTAGGATTAATGAGAAAGTGTACTTATCTTTATGAAATATTAATAATTTAAAACCCTAATAAAAAATGAAAACAGTTATTGTTAAGCCCGAGTTTATTGCCAACTCAAAGTCATGGAAGTTTGTTAATGTTGATACTAATGCTTATGAGGCAGTAGCCATCCGAGATAGTATTGCCAAGATAGCTTCAGACCGCGGTGAGTTGCTTGAGTTCAATACCGATACAGGTAGAGCCAAGCGTATCAAGTCCACCGGTCATAAAAATAAAGTAACCAATGCGCCAGTAGCGCCTAAACAAGAAATGATGGAGAATCCAGTATTGAATTTTGTTCATAACGAGGCAGTAGGCCTCAAGCCAAAGACATTAATTATGCCAGACCTTAAGTGGAAATATTTGGTTAGGTCGGCTATGAGAGGTAAGAACATTATGATGACCGGGCCTGCTGGTACTGGTAAGACCCAAGCTGCCAAGACCTTGGTTACGGCTTTGAATCGTCCAGATTTCTATTTTAACTTAGGAGCCACTCAGGATCCAAGAGGTACTTTGATTGGTAACACCCACTTCAAGAAGGATACCGGTACTACCTTTTGTGAGTCCGTATTTGTGAAAGCCATTCAGACCGAGAATGCCGTTATCCTATTGGATGAGTTGAGCAGAGCGCATCCTGAGGCTTGGAATATCTTGATGACGGTATTGGATCCAGGACAAAGATATTTACGCTTAGATGAGCACCAAGATGCTCCTACCATTGCGGTAGCGCCAGGTGTTACCTTTATTGCAACAGCTAACATTGGTACTGAGTATACCGCGACTCGTGTGATGGACCGTGCCTTGGTGGATCGATTCATTATTATTGAGATGGAAGCATTAGATGCTGTTAATGAGGCATCCTTGTTGAAAATGTTACATCCGAATTTAGATAACCAGATCGCAGCTGATATTGCCGAGATTGCGGCCATTACCAGAAAGGAGTGCCGATCCGAAAGTCCAAAGTTAACCAGTGCTGTGAGTACGCGTTTGTGTGTTGAGATTGCTGGATTGATTGAAGATGGTTTTAGCTTAGGCGAAGCGGCCGAAGTATGTATCTATCCATTCTTTGATGATGCTGGTGGATTGGATTCTGAGCGTACCTATGTTAAGCAGGTAGTTCAAAAGTATTGTGGTGCTAAGGTAGAAGAAGATATTTTCAATACCGGAGCTCCTGTTAATTCAAATATGCCATTTTAATAGCCAAATGATGGTGGGGGGTAGCGTTTTTAGGGCTTTCGCTCCCCCCAAATCATTGGTAAAAGTAACTTTTCTTAAAAAAGCTTTGGTTATATGAGAGTTTGTACTTAATTTTATGAAATAAATTTAAAAAATATGAAGAAGTTTAAAAAGCCCACCAAGCCAGCAATGGCTTCTAGTTTTTGGTTAAATGATGAGTTCCTAGACCGTGTTGAAGAGAATGGTAAGGACCTAATACAATTGAGTGGATACCGTAGAGCCGTATCTAACTTTGTTAGGATTGTAACTGGTGAGAACATTCCAGTACGTTTTAGTACAGGTAAGGATTCTTATACTAATGGTAAAGAGGTAACCATTTCAACTTCAACGGATCCTGCTAAGTTTGATGTTAATGTTGGGTTAGCCCTTCATGAAGGATCGCATTGCAAGTTAACCGATTTTAGTTTGTTTACAACTGACTATGTAGCGAAGACCATGGTTGTTTTGTTTGGCGAAGATATTGATGTTAATAACTTACCTGAATGGGCAAAGGCAGACATGTATCGTCTCTTAGCTAATTATGTAGGCCACCCCGACCCTGAGAATGCTAGTGATAGTCAGAAGCTTGCGGCATTGAAACAAGTAGCATATAAGTGGTCCACTTCATTAAAAGATGTGTTCAATATTGTTGAGGACCGACGTATTGATTATTTTGTGTATACTACCGCGCCGGGTTATAAGGCCTATTACCAAGCATTGTATGACAAGTATTTCAACCTTCCAATTATTGATAAGGGTCTTAAGTCATCTGAGTATCGTGATGAAGAATGGGAGTCATATATGTTCCGTTTGATTAACATAACCAATCCTAATCGTGACTTGAAAGCGCTTAAAGGGTTGACAGAGATCTGGAATGTATTTGACCTAGCCAATATCAAGCGCATGAAGAATAGCGAAGATGCCTTTAAGGTAGCAGCTCAGATCTTTAGTATCATCCAAAGTAATATTGTAAGGCCGTTCCAGTCTGAAGATCCGGATGGTGGTACGCCGGATCAAGGTGATACAGACCAGCCGGGTACTTCAAAGAACCAGAATGGTGGAGGTGGTGATATTGACCCAGAGAATTTTGATATTCCAAATACTGATGACAATATGAAAGGTCAAGGTACCGGACAGAATTCTCCAGATAGTGATGACACCGATGATACCGATGGTGATGCCGAAGGCGATGATCCTACCAAGTCCAGTGAGTCAGGTAATGGTAAAGGATCTGGTAGTAATGGTGATAGTGAAGAAGATGAGTTGGGAACATCCGGCCTGCCAGAGCTGTCAGCTAGGGAGCGTGAGAAGCTTTTGAAGAGCATTCGTGAACAGAAGAAAGTTGTTGATGGTGATATGAAGAAGACTAAAATGTCTAGAAAGGATGCCGATGCTGTTAATAGTGTAGATGAGGCAGGCGCTGAACTTCATGAAGTAAAGTATGACGATTATGATTGGCATGGTCAAGCTAAAAAGCAGAGTACCAAGGTATTGGTGATTCGTAACTTTACTCCTAAGATTGCCGATGAGTTGTCATGTGGTTTATGGTCTGAACCGACTAATAGATATGGTGGTAGTGATAGAACAAAGGCAGTTGATGAAGGTATTCGTTTAGGACATATGTTAGGACGTAAGTTGAAAGTTCGTAACGAAGATCGTAGTACCAAGTTCAATCGATTAGCGTCTGGTAAGATTGATAAACGAATGATTGCCAATGCTGGTTATGGTATGGAGAATATATTTGAGAAGTTAGAAACCTTTTCTTATAAGCCAAGTATGATACATATCAGTATTGACTCTAGTGGTAGTATGGGTGGTAGTAAGATGCGTAAGTCCATAGTAACGGCTACGGCAATTGCCAAGGCATGTAGTATGATTGAGAATATGGATTGTGTGATTACATTCCGATCCGGAACGCATTTCAATGGTACTAGTTATCCGGCAATTGTTTATGCCTATGATAGTCGTAAGCATAGTGTAACGCAATTGAGAAGTCATATGCCATGGTTTATTCCATCTGGTAGTACTCCAGAAGGATTATGTTTTGATGCCATCATGAAAGATATCGTATCGTCCAGCCGTGGTAAGGATTCATATTTCATTAACTTTAGTGATGGTGAACCATGTTATGATAGCTATCATGGAGCTGGTGCTGCCAAGCATACCGGTACCCAAGTTAGAAAAATGCAGTATGAAGGTATCAAGGTATTGAGTTACTTCATTAGTGAGTATGAAGATGCCGGTAGCAGATCTGGTAAGATGTTTAGACAGATGTATGGTAAGGATTCGGCATTTGTGAATGTAGAAAGTATTTTTGAAGTAGCCAAGACAATGAATGATAAATTTTTAGAAGTAGCATAATGGAAACAGTAAGTTGGATATGCACCATGTTAGTATTGACCGGGTATTATCTTAATAGCCAAAAGAGATATCTCCCAGCAATGCTAGCATGGATCGTAGGCGATATTGGATGGATCGCTTATGACCTATATATTGATAACATAAGCCATATGGTTCTTAGTATCATTATCATAGTATTAAATGTAATAGGAATCTATAAAATAATAAAAGAATGAAAGTGATAATTTGGATCGAGGAAAAGCATGCCATCAACTTCATGAGCTTGATAGACTCGGGAGTGCCGATAGGATATGCATTAGCGGAACCATTATGGCACGGCCGTGTAGGTAAGTACATTAGTATTATGATTGATCGTGATACCTATCAAAGGTTAAAGGATATTCATGCCACTGTAAATGGTAGGGAGGCTACAATATGAAACCAGCCGAACTAATAGGATTCCTAATAGGATCCATAGTGGTATTAGCTATTGCAGCTTGTATACCTTTAGCTTTGATATGGGCATTTAATACCTTAGGAGCCAATATCGCCTATTCACTTTGGAACGTACTAGCAATTGTTGTCATCATAGTATGTACCAGATTAGTAATTAAATTTGATGACGCAGAAACATTAAACGATTAAACATATGTATAGATTAACAGTTCATGTAAACCAAAAGGATCCAAAGAAGAGATCCATTACCACCCTATCCTTTAACGGATTGAATACACGCGCGGAAGTAGATTCCAAATTGGGTGAGGCGCGCCGCAATGATAACTACACCCTTCAGACCTATATGAACGGTCCTAAGCAAGGTGAAGAAAAGTATCATGTGAGTTTTCAAAAGAGTACTAACAATAAAACTAAAAAGAATGGGAAATAAGTTTAAGTATTGGTTTGATGAATTAATTAT